GAAGCTCGTCTACCATACCTTTAAAATCGGTAAGGTCTTGTTGTTCTAATAAATTATTTAAATGAGTTTCCTCTTTTTGTATAATATCTTTTACGTCTTTTTTTTCAGTCATATCTTTATCCTTTATGTTGAAATCTTTATACAGTATTTAAGATATATATCAACCCTTAACTAGTAGTAAACGTTTCTGTAAGTTTACCATCACCGTACCATTCTTCGGTTGCTCCTGTCGCTCTACTTGATCCACCAAAAGCTACAGATGCTGTGTTTGATGCTCCAGCTGATCCCATGTTATATCCGCTGTCATTCATATCTCCTACATTAATCCAACTAGTTCCATTCCAAGATTCTGTTTGAGATATTTCGTTACCGCTTGTATTAATTCCTCCACCACTTAACGCGTCTGTATTAGCAGATCCACCAGCTGCAGCAGTACGAGAGGCAGTATTCATATCATTAACCTCAGTCCAGCTAGTTCCATTCCAAGATTCTGTAATTGCAACTGATGATTCAGTTGGAGTTTCTCCACCAAATGCAAGTGCTGATGTGCTTGTACCAGAACCATTTAATTGTCGTCTTGCAGTATTTAAATCATTGACTTCTGTCCAACTAGTTCCATCCCACAATTCTGTAGCTGCAGTTACGCCAGGTGGGTCTCCTCCAAAAACTAACGCAGCGGTATTAAGTTTTCCTGAACTTCCTACATAAAGTCTACCAGTGTTCATATCATTAACTTCAGTCCAAACTAGTCCGTTCCATAATTCTGTATTCGCATAAATTATACCTGAAGTTCCACCAAAAACTAAACCTGAAGTAGTAATACCAGCAGATCCAGCAGCAGCTCTTCCTGTATTTAAATCATTTATTTCAGCCCAAGAGGTTCCATTATATTGTTCTGTTTCAGTAGTATATGCTGTGGGTGGTGTTTCTCCACCACAAGCTATGGCAGCATCTCGTGTTCCAAAACCCATGAGTAAAAATCTACCAGTATTCAAATTACCACCCGTAACCCAGGCACCTACAGCAATGTTTGCGTTCCATTCTTCGGTTGAATTTGTTGCAGGTTGTCCACCAAACGCTAATGCAGCGGTGCTTGTTCCTGCACCCCCTAATTCAGGTCTAGCTAAATTTAAATCATTTGTTTCTGACCATTGAGATCCATTCCATAATTCTGTTTGACTTGTTGGAGCAGTTCCTCCTATTGCTAATGCAGCTGATGTTGTTCCAGCTCCTGCAGTATTATTTTTAGCAGTGTTTAAATCGTTTACTTCAAACCAAGAAGTTCCATTCCAATTTTCTGTTAGTCCTGATGCACTACCTGTATCACCTCCAAATGCTAATGCTGAAGTGCTATCAGTTCCTGTTCCACCTATACCATATCTAGCTGAGTTTAAATTATTTACTTCAGTCCAACTTGTACCATTCCAACTTTCAGTTTCATTTTTAATTGAAGCAGGAGGAAAACTTATACCACCAAAAACTAAAGCAGAAGTTGTTGTTCCTGCTGCCGCTCCCGCATATCTTGCAGTGTTTAAATCGTTTACTTCAGTCCAACTAGTTCCATTCCATAATTCTGTAGCTGCATTGGCTGGAGATGGAGTATTACCACCTACAGCTAAAGCTGCTGTTTGTGTTCCAGTTCCTCTATTGGGACCTCTAGCTGTGTTTAAATCATTTACTTCAGTCCAAGAACTTCCATCATAAGCTTCTGTTAATGCTGAATCTGATCCATCGTTACCGCCAAAATATAAAGCTGCAGTTTGATTTCCCGCACTACCTCTACCAAATCTAGCTGTGTTTAAATTACCACCTGTAGACCAAGCGTTACCTAAAACTTGTTGATAGCCTTTTAATTGTTGAGTCGTAGTATTATACCAAACTTCTCCTGTTACAGGATTCGATGGGTCTGATGATACGACCGTAATATCTGTTCCGTTTATTTCTTTGTATGTTGCCATTAATCTACATTCTCCGTTACTATTCCGTTGCCAATCCATTCTTCGGTTGATACACCTCCTGGAGTTCCTCCTGGTTGAGATCCTCCAAAAGCTAATGCTGAAGTATTACCTCCTGAACTTTGTCCTCCACCTTGTTTAGCCACACTCATACCATTTTCGTTTGTCCAGTTAGTTCCGTTCCAAGACTGTGTGTTAGTTTGTTGACCTGGACTACCACCGTCATAACCTCCAGAACTTAAAGCTGATGTTTGAGTACCTCTTACTGCATTTTGTTGTAAAGCTAAATTTAAATCATTAAGTTCTGTCCAGGAAGTTCCGTTCCAAGACTCTGTATTTGTTGTTTGTCCAGGTCCGCTTCCTCCAGCACCTAATGCTGCTGTTGCTGTTCCAGCTCCATTTGATATAAAACCTCTAGCTGTATTTAAATCGTTTACTTCTGTCCAGCTAGTTCCATTCCACAATTCTGTTAAAGCACTTGGTAATCCGCCAAAACCTAAAGCCGATGTGTTATCAGTTCCAGCACCTCCTAGATATCTTCTAGCTGTGTTTAAATCGTTTACTTCAGTCCAGCTAGTTCCATTCCAAGATTCTGTTATTGCTGTTGGTGGAGAAGTACCAGGACCTCCACCAAAAGTTAAAGCTGATGTTGATGTTCCTGATCCACCATTAAATCTTCTAGCTTCATTCATATTATTTAATTCAGCCCAAGCGGTTCCATTATATAATTCCGTTACGTCTGTTTCACCTATTGGGTCAAATCCACCAAAAGTAAGTGCTGTAGTCGTTGTACCTGCTGTTCCACTTAAACTAGCCTTAGCAGTATTCATATCCCCACCAGTCACCCAGACACCATATGCAAAATTCGCGTTCCATTCTTCGGTAATTGTCTTAATGCTAGGAGAACCAATAGATAAAGCAGCTGTACCTGTTCCTGTACCACCATTTAAATCTGACGCCACATTTAAATCTGATGTTTCAGTCCATTGAGATCCATTCCAAGCTTCTGTTTGTGCAACTGTTGCTGTTCCATTATACCCTCCAAAAGCTATACCATCTGAAGTAGTTCCTGCACCTCCTAAAGTCTGCCTAGCAGTGTTTAAACTATTTACAGTAAACCAACTCGTTCCATTCCAAGATTCTGTTACAGCTGTAACTGCTGGAGCTCCATCGTCTCCACCAAAAGCTAAAGCAGCTGTTTGAATTCCAAATGCACCACCTTTTCTAGTAGAAGTATTTAGATCATTAACTTCCGTCCAAGCCGAACCATTCCAAGATTCAGTGTTTGCTATTCCTGAGTTAGGCGGTTCACCACCAAATGCAAGTGCTGATGTATTGTCTGCTCCTACTCCTGAGAAAGAATCTCTTGCCGTATTTAAGTCACCAACCTCAGTCCAAGACGTGCCATTCCAAGATTCATTTTGTTGATTTGGAGCTATCGAACCTCCATAACCTAAAGCTGAAGTTTGTGTACCATTTGATCCAAAAGAGTTTCTAGCAGTGTTTAAATCATTTACTTCTGTCCAACTTGTACCATCGTATTGTTCAGTCGCTGCTGTGTTCGGTGGAACATTACCACCAAATGCAAGTCCAGCTGTTTGAGTACCTGCTGCACCTAAAGCTATTCTTCCAGTATTTAAAGAGCCACCACTAGACCAAGCACTTGTTAAAGTAGTAGCACGAACACGCAGGTTACCTAGGGTCTCGTTATACCATACCTGGCCCACATAGGGGTTATCAGGATCCGTGTCAAAGTTTTGTACTTTGCCGCCTTTAGTGCCTTTGTACTCGGTCATTTATCTCCTTTTTACTCAGTCAGTGTTATGTCAGCTGGTCTTGGGTTATCTTCTTTATCTTCGTCAGATAAAGCATCCCATGCAGTTTGTGCTGCTGTGACCTCTGCATCAACAATCGCTTGAGCTTCAGCTAACGTTTTAACATCTCCACCTACTTTTGCAATCCAAAGATTTGCATGTTTGTTGTAAGCGGGAACTTGCCAAACATTACCAGGTAAACCTGTAAAAGATATTTTGATCGCTTCAACGTGATCGATGAATCCTTTACCCCAGTTTTCTGCTACACAGTATTGATATGTTTTTGCCATAGTTGTCCTCCTTAATCAGTTGTTGTTGTAATTGTTTTTGTTATAAAACCTGTTCCGTCCCATTCTTCGGTTGCTGCAGGAGCAGATTCTCCACCTGCTAAAATAGCATTTGTTGTATTTCCATTTGTTGAAGCAAATCCTCTAGCACTATTTAAAGCATTTACATTAGTCCAGTTAGTTCCATTCCATTCTTCTGTTAAAGTTGAACCTGCTCCACCCGCAGCAAGAGCTGATGTTTGAATTCCTGTTCCGCTTAATTCTGTTCGTGCAGTATTCATGTCGTTTACTTCAGTCCAACTAGTTCCATTCCAACTTTCTGTAATACCTAATACACCAACAGGTGGCCCACCACCAAAAGCTAAAGCTGATGTATTGTCTGCACCTGCTCCTATAGTTCTAATTCTAGCCGTATTTAAATCGTTTACTTCTGTCCAGCTCGTTCCATTCCAAGATTCTGTATTATCATATATAGCAGGCACACTTGGGTTTGACCCTCCAAAAACTAATCCACTAGTTTGAGTTCCATTACTTCCCATAGAATCTCTTGCAGTATTTAAATTGTTTACTTCAGTCCAAGTATACCCATTCCATAATTCTGTTAAATCTCTAATTTCACTACTAGGCGTACCATCATTACCACCAACAGCTATACAAGCTGTATTATTTGCACCAAAACCTCCAATACCGCTTCTACCTACATTTAAATCATTAACTTCTGCCCAAGCTGTTCCATTATATAATTCTGTATTTGCTACTTCACCAGGTGCTCCACCAAAAATTAAAGTAGAAGTATATGTTCCACCTCCACCTAAAGCATATCTATTTGTGTTGATACTAGCACCCGTAAACCATGCTCCTAGATTAATGCCTGCGTTCCATTCTTCGGTTGCGGTGGTAGCGGTATCTGCTCCTCCAAATGCTAAAGAGGCTGTACTACCACTATTTGATGATGCTAAACTTCTTCTAGCAATATTTAAATCACTTGATTCAGACCAAATAGAACCATTCCATATTTCAGTATTTGCAATAGGGCTACCAGAAATACCTCCAATAGCTAATGCTGATGTTTGAGTTCCAGATGCTGTTGCACCATCTCTTGCTTGATTTAAATCGGGAATATCATTCCAACTTGTTCCATTCCAAGAATATGCTTTAGCTGAAACAGGTGGTGGGTTATTTCCACCTACGGCTAAACCTGCTGTACTATTAGCTCCCGCTCCTGTTATACCAAATATAGCAACAGGTAAATCATTAACTTCCGTCCAACTTGTACCATTCCAAGATTCTGTAATTGCTAAACTAGAATCAGTCGGGTTTTCACCACCAAAAGCTAAAGCTGATGTTGATGATCCAAAACCTCCTAATTGTGCTCTAGCCGTATTTAAGTCATTTAATTCTGTCCAAGCAGATCCATTCCAAGATTCTGTGTTTCCTATTCTAACTTCACTGGCATCTCTACCACCAAATGTTAAAGATTCTGTGTTAGTAACTCCAGCACCTGCTGCAAGGTATCTAGCCGTATTTAAATCTCCTACTTCTGTCCAAGCTGAACCATTATAAGATTCTGTTAATGCTGATGCTGAGCCTGTACTTCCACCAAAACCTAATGCTGCAGTTTGAGTTCCAGCTCCCCTTAAATTATTTCTAGCCGTATTCATATCATTAGCCGTAGACCAAGCATTCCCAACTACTTGTTCTTGATACCTGAATTCTGCTGCAGTTTGATTATACCAAAGTTGACCTGTAATTGGATTATCAGGATCATTAGCGTAGTTTTGGACGCTTGTTCCAACTTCTTTCTTATAAGTGGACATTTTACTTAGCCTTTAACAACCAACCTTGAGTTCCATCTGTATAGACCAAAGTATTAGCTGCCCTTTCCACTGAAACTGTTAAGTCGGCTGCAGAGCCTTGTATATTTTCTGAATTTCTTCCGATTGTTAAACTGTTTGTATCAAATGTTCCTGCGTAATCTACAAATGAAACTTCATCACCAATTGAAGGTGAACTAGGTAGTGTCATTGTAAATGCACCACCATTGGTATTTACAAAATAACCTTCACCAGCGACTGCTGTGAAAGTTGTAGTCTTAACTGCTTGCCAATCTGTTCCTGCAGCAATTGTCACTGTTGAACCTAATGTTGCAGCAACACCATTTAATGTAATAGATTTATTAACCAACATTGCATTGGTTACTTCACCTGCTCCAGGTAAAGTTGGAACTTCAGTTACATCTGTTCCATCTGAATATAAAATTTTATAACCTTTATTATCTGTTGTAAATGTAACACCTGAACCTGAAGATGTTTTGAACGTTACAGTAAATGCACCAGTTGTATTATTATAAATGTAATATGTTTTTTCAATTCCATCAGGAATAGTTACATTTACATTTGTAGTAATTGTTCCAGTTAATTCGATAACTGCATTTTTACCATTTGATAAAGCACCATTGGTAAAAGTTAAAGTTGCACCGGTTGTAGCATTAAGAGCTACTGCTTCATAACCACCGATTGCTTGTTCTAAAATAAGTAAGTTAGTATTTGTAATCTGTCCCCAAGTTCCTGAATTTTCTCCAGTTGCTTGAACAGTAAGTTTTAAATTCGCTGATGTAGAATTTGCCATATTTTAAATTCCTTAAATTAATTCATATTATTAAATTTATGCAGCAGTGTCAACTTCTGTCCACTCTGATGAAGAACCTTGATTTACCTCAGTCCAAGTTGAAGTTGAGCCTGTATTTACTGGGTTCCAGATTACAGTTTTAAGCGTTCCCTCTTGCATTGTCAAGTCAAATCCTGTTAATTCTACTACTGCATTTCCAACGACTGTTACGTCGTCTTCTTGCATAGTCATTTCTTGACCAGTGACTTCTGCTATGGATACTGCATCAACAGTACCTAAATTAGTAGATAATGCTTGACCGGTTACTGATACTGTTACATCTGTAATTACAGTAACATCATCTTCCTGCATGGTTAATTCAAAACCAGTTACATCTACAGGAGTTAATGCATCTAAAGTAGCTGTACCTTCTGCTGCGGTTAATTCTTGACCAGTTGGAGATATAACTGCAGTTCCTGTTGCAGTAACACTTCCTAAATTAGTTGTAAGTTCTTCGTTTTGTACAATGATAGGACCAACTGCAATTTCAATTGATACACTATCTAATGCTGCAGTCATTTCCTGACCTGTGGCTACGGCATCAGGGTCTGCATCTACATTACCTTCTGCTGCAGTTAATGCTTGACCAGTTACATCTATTAAACTGATATTATCAATTGTAACATTACCATCAGCAACAGTTAATTCTTCACCTGTTACATTTGTATTTGCATCTGCAGTTGTTATTACGGAATCTAAAGTAGCTGTTAAAGCTATACCTGATAAGTCAACGTTTTGACTTATAGAAATTGAAACTGAACCAATAGAAGATGTTAAAGGAAAAGATGATGAATCACCTTCGTTCCAAGTGCCTTCTCCAAACGCACCTTCACCCCAAGGTTTATTTTGTAAATCAACAGTAACGTCTTGAGAACCAACGTTCCATGATCCACTTCCCCATGTATTAGAGCCCCAAGGAGCTGACATATAAACCTCCTATTAAATTAGCCGGAGATTCTTAATATAGCTGCCGTACTTGTTGGATTTGGAAACTGAATTGTGAATGTTCCAGAAGTTGCAGATTTATCTCCACCGAAATCTAAAACAGCAACTGCTGCGTTAGTTGCAGTAGCAGATGTATTATAAATCAATGCACCTCTAGCAGTTAAAGTTACACCAGTAAATGATAAGTTTGCAAAATCTGCTCTAGCTACACCCGCAGTAATAGAAACTAAACCATTAACTAAAGCTCCACCACCTGCTGAATACGTACCAGAAGCTGCTACTTCACCTGAAGTAATGTAAGCAGTTGTAGCAGAAGTTAAAGTTGCACCTGCAGTGTAAAGAGCTAATTTAAACTTGTCTCCACTAGTTTGCGTAAAGTTATGTTCACCTTCCAATAATTCTTTTTTAAAAGAATTTGCAATCGCTTGTGTTATAGCCATAATTTATCTCCTTATTTTCCTCCGACTCGAGGAACACCTGATTGATATTCATCTCGTCTTCGTCTTCCCATTTGTTCAATTGAGAAGCCTTCAACTACCTGTTTATACTTTCCTTCGTATAATTGCAAGAGATCATTTGGCCCCTTTAGAAAAGAAAATGCTTCAACTAAACAAGCATATAAAAGCCCATTGGGAAAATTTTGACTTAAATATGTAGTCGTATTTGTACTCGATAAACCTGGATCTTTCAAGATATAATTTAGTTGAATTTCATAAGTAGCATCTGGAGTAGGAGCCAATACAATTGTATCTTTGTCCCACATACTATAATATTTAGGAACCCCTGTTACTCCTGTTGAGTTATATTCAGACATATAACTAGTATCTCTATATTCTAAAAATTCTCTATTATCAGGTTCTGAACTTCCATCTGAGTCTATTATTTGAGCAGATCTAACAATTAATAAACCTGAAGGTACATTTATAAATCTTTGAGAAGTAATTAAATTTGCTGTTGCATATCTTCTATTATTATCAGAATCAACATCTCTAAATATTCTAAATTCTGCATCACTAATTATTCCATCTACAATAGTAGATGTTAAAACATTTGAATCTACTTCAGTATAATCTCTAATTTTTTGTACTAGTTCTGCGTATGTCATTATGGTGTTAATGTAACTGGACCAGCGGTCACAGTCATTCCTCCTGAATTTCCTGTTAATGTTGCATTACTTCCACAGTTAAAACTATAACTATTTGTATTAATAACTGTTATACTAAAACCTGAAGCATTTTCAAATAAAGAAAAATTTAATCCACCGGGACTTCCATCTACATTTCTAAATACAACAGTATTACCAGTAGATCTTCCATGACCTGGTTCCGTAACTGTTACAATACTTGATCCTGTAGTAAAATTAAATGGATTACCAGGTAATAAACTTTCTGTTTCAGGTTCAACTCTTGCAGGTCTTGCAAATTGTAAACCTTGTGGATCAGCAACTGTTGGTTTAGGTTCTAATTGTGGTTGCTTTGGTTCAAATTCTGAAACATGTACACGTGAACCATTCCATTCAACAACCATTTCTTTATATGGAAAAGCCATACCTGATCGGTCTGAAATAAATTGTGCATATTTTCCGTTTGATTTAGACATTTGGATAATAAGTTTTTGGAGTTATAAATGTACTTGAAGAAGAACCATCTTCTTCTAAAGCTCTTTTTAATTCATCTTCATAAAGTAGTTTCATTTGTTGAACTAATTCTGGTTTAAATTTTTGTGATAAATAATATGCAAGTCCTGATACCATACAAGGTACAAATCTATAAGGTACATCTGCATTGTTTGTGTAGTTCCCTGCATCCTGAATCCGGCTGACATAATAATAGTTAAGCAGGTTTCCGGCTTCAGTGGATCCTGGAGTTAAATATAAAGTGATAGTTACTTTATCAATGAATCTTTGTACAAAATATTGTGTAGGAGTTCCTTCTTGTGTTTTAGAAGATAGACCTTGATAAGTTGATCTATTAATTTTTGTTAAAGAAAAATCAACACCAGAAGAATTTCTATAAACAGCTTCTAAAATATCATCTACACCATAAACAGCTGTTGCATCTGATGTACCATCAGCAGTTGATCTATACATCGTATATTCAGATTGACCATCAACTAATGTAATTGAATTATTTTTTACTTCCCAAAAATGCAAACCTCTGTTGCCCCATTCTTGAAACATTATGTTTAAAGAACGTCTAGCTGTTTTTATATCGTTACCAGAATAA